GCGTGCCGCTTCTACGGCAATGAGTGCGGCCAGCTTGTTCGGCCCAGGCGGGATTGCTGGATCGCTCGCTGCCGGGGCTGGATGGATGACTGGCGCCACTACGCTGGGCGGATCGTTGAGTGCTGGTGCGTCCCTTCTTGGCACCGGTACCATGGCGGGCGCCGCAAGCGGACTCGGAATGATCGCCGGGGCGCTGGGCCCCATCGCCATCGGCATTGCACTGCTGTCCAGCCTCATCAAAAAGAGCACCCCCCACATGGGCGCGGCCAGCAGCTACAGCGAAGCGGGCGGGCTTGTGTCGAATGCCGACATCTATCAGAACGTCGGCTTCCGCGATGCGCGCACCTACAACGCCGAAGCCGCCAGCGTGACGGGCGGGGTGGCAAAGGCCATCGGCGACGCGCTGAATTCCACCGCGCGGGCCTTTGGCAAGGCGGCTGGGTACGAAATCACCACCGCTTTTGCAGATGACAAGTCGAAAGACGGCGCATGGGGCTCGCTCATCGTCAAGCAGATGGGCCAGGCCGTGCTCGATTGGCGCGATACCCAAACCAGCGAATGGGCTCCGAAGGAATTTGCCGACGGCGAAGCGGGCCAAAAAGAGTACATGCAGGCCATTTCCATCAGCGCCCGCGATGCGTTGAAGACCGCCATCGGTGAAGTCGAATGGGCTACTGACATGCTAGACGCCCTGGGCGATTCCCCATCGCTCGAAGGCCTCGCGCAGACCGTTGACCAGATCAACGCCGCCAGCGTGGCGCTGGGCAAGATGCGACAGAACCTCGACGGGTTCGGCGGGCTGACTGACAGCGCGGTGTCTGCACTGGTCAAGGCAGCGGGCGGCATCGACAGCTTGGTCGCATCTGCCAGCAGCTACTACGACAACTACTACTCCGACGCGGAGAAAGTGGCCCACACCACCCGGGATGTAGCTGATGCACTTGCTGCCGTGGGCCTTGAGATGCCAGCGACCGAGGCGGGATTCCGCGCCCTTGTGGAGCAGCAGATGGCTTTGGGCGATGCGGGCACTGATGCCGTGGCTGTGCTATTCCGTGTGAATGCTGCCTTCAAAAGCGTTATCGCATCTGGCGCCGCTGCGGCCAGTGACGCAAGCGTTGAAAGAAATGCCTATTTAAGAGCAGCTGATAAAGCTAGGGAGACAGCCAGGGCACTGGTCCAGGCACAGACGGATGCATGGAACGATGGTCTTAAAAACACATTCGATGCCCTGATGTCCGGGCTGCGCCAGGTGGATGACTTCCTGCGTGGATCTATCCTTAGTGACAACAGCATCCTCTCGCCCGAGCAGAAGATCGCCACTGCTGCAGCGCAATTTGACGACGTGTACGGCCGCGCCCTGCGCGGTGATTCCGACGCCGCGCAGGCCCTGGCCGGGGCGGCCGACTCGCTGCTCACCATCAGCCGCGAAGGCCTGGCCAGCAGCCCGGCCTATGCAGCAATTTTTCAGGACGTGCAGGGCAAGCTGGGGCAGTTTGGTGCCGCAGTCGCTTCGTACGCCCCGGTGGTCAACCCTTACGACAGAACGGGCAGCGGCCGGTTGCAGACCCAGGGCTTTTTGGATGCGCAGAACTACAACAGCGAGCTGGCGGGGATGGCACAGCAGTACGCGGCCCAGTATGGGTACTCTGGCGGCATCTATTCGGGCCAAGCGTCCGATGTTGGTGCGCTTTCGGTGGACACGTCGGGCCTGCTGGGCTGGTTGTTCTCGGTGAACGGTGCGGGCGGCAATGGGTCGCCAGTTTCGAGCTGGTACCAGGACCTGGGCGAAATCAATCAGCGTTCGGCTTATGCGCAGCAGGTGTTCCGCCTGGATCAGAGCGGAGTGATCAGCACGCTGCAGGACGTGGGCGTTGTTCAGAGTCAAGGCAGCCAGGCCATCGTTGCCGAGCTGCAATTGATGAGCAAAAAACTCGACGAACAGGCGCGCACCAGCCGCATGGGAGCCATCGCATGAAGATCCAGCTCGTGGAGATCAGCGCATGGAGCGGCGCCGAGGAAATCACCCTGCGCTACGCCACCCACGGCTACGTCACGGCGCGCACCGACACCCCGCCCGACACGCCCTACGCCGCGCGCATTGCCGAGCCCGTCACGCTCACCCGCAATGCCGTGGCGCAGGACGCCACGCGGGGCGAATCGTCGCTGTCCGTGGGCACGCTCGATCTGGTCAACGCAGACGGCGCGCTCGACACCATTGCGGGCTATGCCTACGCCGGCCGCACCATCCGCGTGCTGCTGGTGGACGCGGGCGCCCCGCTGGCCAGCGCGCAGGTGCTGTTCGAAGGCCTGCTGGAGCAACCCCAGTTCGACTGGTCCACGGGTGGCGCGAGCGTGCTGCGCATCATCGTGCGAGACAAGGCGTTCGACCTCGCCCGCCCACTGCAGGGCGCCACCTACGGCGGCACCAACGTGCTGCCCGCTGGTGCCGATGGCGTGGATGACCTCAAGGGCAAGCACAAGCCCCTGCTGTTCGGCTACGCCGCCCGCATTGCCCCGCCGTGCGTCAACACCACGCGGCTCATCTACCAGATCAGCGACAGCGCCATCGCCGACGTGCCCGCCGTGTACGACCGCGCCTTGGCCCTCGGGCGCGGCGCCGACTACGCCAGCGAAGCCGACATGCAGGCCAACAACCCTGCCGCCGGGCAGTACCGGGTGTGGCTGGCTGGCGGCATGGTCCGCCTGGGCAGCCAGCCAGCAGGACAGGTGACATGCGACGCGGTGGAAGGCGCCACCGCTGCAGCGCGCTACCCCGGCGCCGTGGCGCAGCGCGTGCTGCTGGCATCGGGCGTTGCTTTGGGCGACATCGACACCACGGCCCTGGCCGCGCTCGATGCTGCATGCCCCTGGGAATGCGGCTACTGGGTGACACACCAGCAGGCCGTGCCCGCCAGCGCCGTGCTCGATGCACTCATGCAGAGCACCGGCGGCTGGTGGGCCGCCAGCCGTAGCAACCGCATCACCGCTGGCGTGCTCGACGCCCCCGGCGGCGCGCCAGTGGCAGACCTGCACGCGGGCAACCTCGTCGGCCTGGCCCGGCGCCAGAGCAAAGACATCGACCGGGGCATCCCGCCCTGGCGCGTGGTAGTGGGCTACGCCCGCTACTGGCAGACCACCACCAGCGACTTTGCCGGGCTGGTCACCCAGGCCGTGCGCGAAGACCTGGCCGAGGAATACCGCCTTGCGGCCGCCGACGACACCGCAGTGCAGACCGCCTACCCGGCCGCGCCCGAAGTGCGCATCAACACCGTGCTGCGCTACAAGGCCGACGCCCAGGCGCTGGCCACGGCCCGGCACGGCGTGCTCAAACAGCGGCGCGACGTGCTGCAGGCCGACGTGCGCAGCGCCGCAGCCGCTGGCGCCGACATCGGCCAGACCGTGCGCGTCACCCTGCCGCGCTATGACTTGGCCGGTGGCCGCCTGTTCCGCGTGATCGGCGCGACGATCGACGCGCGGATCGATGACGTGAAATTGACCCTGTGGGGATAGACCGAGATGCAGAACATCCTCATGGCCTGGCCCAACCGCACCGAAACCGCCACCCTTGCGGGCGGCGCCTGGAGCGCCACGCTGCCACTGGCCAACCTCAAGACCCGCTACAGCTTCGAGCCCGCGCGCAGCGTGGACACACTGCCCGCCAGCACCTGCATGGACGTCGCTCTGGATGCGCCGCGCGATGTGAAATGCGTGGCCTTGCTGCGCCACAACCTGCGCGTGGGCGCCGCCTACCGGCTGCGCCTGTCGGATGTGGACGGCGACTACGCCGCCCCGCTGTGGGACAGCGGCACCCGCCCAGTGTGGGCGTCCATGTACCCCTTTGGCACCAAGGTATGGGATGACGACGGCTGGTGGGGCGGCATGCCCGCAGCCGAAGACATTGCGGGCTACCCCAGCCTGCTGCTGTGCGTGCTGCCCCAGATCCAGCGGGCACGCTACCTGCGCCTGGAGCTGTTCGACGAAGGCCACCCGGCGGGGTACATCGAAGCGGCCCGGCTGTGGGTGTCGGGCCAGTGGCAGCCTCAGTGGAACGCAAGCTACGGCCTGCAGCTCGGCTGGGAAGACCCCAGCCGCACCGAGGCTGCTTTGGAC